TAAGCTTCATCACTTTCAATATACTTATCAACATCTTGTTTAAGTATTTTTAAGTCAAAAGGTTTCTGTTGATACACTATGGCGTCTGCTTTGCCTGTGTAATATTCCCATAAGTTTCTTTTAGTAACAGCAAAATCTCCTTCTGCTCTACTGTGCATAAGTTTAAACTTAGTGAGGTGTTTCATATACTTATTGTATATTTGAGGTGTTTTTAGTGCCTCTAAATCAAGTTCTGTGTCGTTGATTACAAGGTCTTTTTCTGCTTGATTTTGTAGTTGTTCAAGGTCCATAATATCTCCAATTTAATACTCCATAATAACACAATTCAACTAAAATGTAAAGCTTTTAAGAGCTTGTAACTGTAGTAGATGATGCGTTCACATTCGCAAATTCATATAGTCTATACTGTAAGGTTACAGTTGCCGTTAGGTACTCTACATCTGTGGCTGTTTGACTATATTGTAAACCTGATAACGCCGTAGGAAAGACTTCTGAAAATCTTACCTCAGTAACAGGTCTGTTTTTACTTGACAATATTAACAATGTAGCATCTGAATAGATACCACCAATAGCAGTTGGTCCGTATTTTACTTTACCAGGATCCGTTTGTAGATTTGCACCTGTTGTAGTAGGAAATCTGTCTGCTCCTGCTCCTAGTAAATCTCTAGTTTGTGCATAGTCTTTAGGAAAACCAATACCCATTATCCAACCATGTATCTCTTTATAGTTTTCTAAGTTCTCATCTACAATAAAAGTAATTGATAGTGCTTCGAAATCTATCTTTTCTCCAGGTAATGGTATGTCAGCCAAAGGTGTTTTCTGGTCTGAGAATTGCATTGAAACACCTGGAACCTGTGCTTGAGTACAGAAGTATTCTACCTTTGGTAGTTTACTCATCTGAAACTTAAACTGAGTAGGACTTGCATAGTCCAGTTTAGTTGGTTGTCTGTTGTAACTAGATGTTGTTGTCATACTACTATTTATACAAGTAGGAGGAAGGCCAAAAAAAAGGGCGACTGTTTAAGGCCGCCCTTTTTCGAAGTGTTGATTAAACAACGCTTACTGATATTACATAAGGTTAGTAACTTTAACTCTTTGGTAGTATCTGTTTGCGTTAGCAGAACCAGGTCCGTCAACTGCTGATACTGCACCTGAAGCGGCACCTGTTTCAGCAAATGGGTTAGCGATAAGACCATATCTAGTCTTGAAGCCAATTTTCGGTTGGAAAGTATCTTGACCAACTGCTCTCACCATTTGTAGTGGAACATATGGACAATAGAACATACCTGCATCGTAAGGTGAAGTACCTTTGTAACCTACAACATAGTATTGTGTAGCTGATGAGTTTGCACTATATGGGTCAATATATACTTTGTATCTGCCGTTAAGAACACCAGCAAAAGTATTGCCTGTGTCATCAACATTTAGATTATTGTTAAGAGCTGGAGTGTAATCTAATACACCTGCCATTTGAAGCGCACTAGCAACATCTGAAGAACAGATAATCATGTTACCTTTTCCTCTTCTTGTTCTTTGTGCAATTCTGTTAGCATCTCTTTCCAGTTGGAACATAAGACCTTTAAATCTTTCAACTGACCATCTACCGTTACTATCAGTATCTAAATCAAAGATACCAGCAGTAGTAGTATTTGCAGCTGCGCCTTTCTCAGCGTTGATGTAAACAGTTCTTACAACTTCTCTGTTGATTTCCGCAAGGATTTCAGCAGATAAGATATTTGCAAGTTCTGTTTCAGCATCTAAACCGTGAATTGCTTTAAGGTCTTGTGCAAGTTCCATAGTGTACTCAGCTTTTAAAGCTCTTGATTTAGCAGTCACAGTTGATTTCTCAATTGAGAATGCCATCTCAGCGAAAGCGTTACCGCTGTCATCGCCTAGGGCTTCAGCAGCTGCTGTAGTCATAGCACCACCAGTAGTATATGTACCGGCAGATGGACTATCATTTAGAGCACCTGGATTGTTGTTAGGTGAAGCTGAGTGAGCTGAAGATGAATAACCATCAACTGCTGAACCGGCCGCATTTCTTCCTGAGAAGTCTGTGTCCGCTTCGTCAAACATTGCTTCATTGCCTGTTTGGTTAGTATATCTGCTTCTCATTGCAAAGATAAGTCCAGTTGGACCAGTCATTGGCTGAACGCCAGCGATATCGTATGCAATCAAATTCGGCATAGCTCTTCTTACTAGAGAAATTAGGATTGGATCCCAATTCGCTACTGAAGAACCAGTCGCATTTGTTGGAGCAGCTTCTGTCATGTAAGCTCTATCTTCTTTAAGGGCTTGTTCTTGGTTTTCCAAGATAACAGATGTAACGGCTCGTCTGTAAGAGTCCTTGATTTCTGGTAAATCCGGATGCTCTAATACAGGCTGCCATTTCTTTTCATGTGTTTCTGAAAGATACATTGTTTCTCTCTCCTATTTATTTATTATTGACAATTTTCATGTCTTTAGTTTTACTTATAGCAGCAGTATAAGCAGCCATTGCATTTGATAAGTCTTCAGTTAAAACTGAATTCTCACCTGCCGCCACATCATCAAGCTCTTCACTTACTGTAGTCTTCTTACCAAAATAACTTTCCTTAATAGTCGCTATTTTAGTTTTGAATTCTTCTGTATTTGAAGCATCAATTTCTTCAGCCAACTTAAAAAATTTCTCTTTTGAAGTGTCTGCTAAGTCTTCCGCAGCTTCAGCTACGATTGCCTTTTGGACATAATCAAAGTTTGATTTGTTAAGTACGACATTCTTTTCGATTTGCTCGTTGAGTTTCTTTTCAAGGTCTTCAATTTTACCTGCTTGGTCCTCTAACACATTGTACTTTTCATCTGGTACATCAATGTAGTGGTCTTCAAACAGTTTTTTCAAACCTGAAATGAAATCTTCAGCGATTTCGCCTTTAATTCCTTTTTCCAAAGCAAGTTCGTTGTCTTTCATCCATTCTTCAACTACATAGTTCAAGTATGAATCCACTTTTTCAACTAACTCATCTTTAGATTTCGAAATTTCTTCTTCGAATTTAGTATTATAATCAGCTTCTAAGTATTCTTCGATTTCTGTTACCTTTGATTTGATAGCAGCTTCGAATACTGTAGCAGCCTTAGTTTTAAATTCTTCTGATAAATCGTCTTCTCCGGCGATAAGAGCGTCAACATGTTCAGTTACATCAATTTCTTCTTTCTTCATCTTGTGTTTTGAAGCGTTCATTGAACCGTAACCTTCTTCTTTGTCGTCTTTCTTATCATCCTTCTTGGCTAAATATTTTTTTAACCCGTCAGGCATTTCACCTTCGTTTACGATATTCTCATCAGAATCCGTTTCTTCCGTTTTAGCACTTTGACCTGGGTGGGCAACTTTCGTTACGCCAGCCTGTGTGTCTGGTTTTCCAGCTGTGTCAGGTGAACCACCTTTATCAGCAGTAGCGCTAATCTGGTCAGAAACTTTTGTAGACTTTTTAGTTGCGTCTGGATTGCTGTCAGTAGGTTTAACTACAGCTGGACCTAAATCTTCTGCATTATTCATGCTTGCGATATGAGAAGGCTCAGCCGCAACAGCATTCTTCTTAGGTGCATCCGCAGCTGCTTCTGCAACAGCCTCAGCCTCTAACGCCTCTAAGTTTTTAACTTCTGTTTCGGACATTTGAGATATCTCCCTTTAGTTTAATCTTAAAAAAAATTAATTTTTTTCTTTTACTATTGATATTTATAATATTAAAGTTTTCCAAGAAAATTCTTAAATACTTTGACCTTGGCTTCTGCTAACGCATGACTTTTGGCCTTCTGAATTTCACTCTTCCAAGCTTCAATATCTTTCTCTAACAATACACCGTTATCCCAAACCCACTCTTTACTCTCCATGATACCTTCTACAAAAGCATCTGGAGCGCTTGGGTCTGCAACGATATCGGCGGCTGTAGCTAAGTAAAAATCCTTACCCACATAGTTAGCACCACCTTTTTGCACCAAGGAACCCATACCACGAGAAGAAACACCAAGTGTTGC